CCATAATATATAGATATACTTTACCGCCCATATCGGTCCATCTTTGACAAAAGCCAAAGTCTTCTCCAAAGTATCTTTTGGTAGCCGGGTCATGGAGGGTGTCAAAAAAGTTATACATATTATCTTTTTTCTCCTGTACCCCATTGATTATAGTCGGTTGAAATATCTCTAGCTCTGGATACTGTTTTATCATCTTTTCTATAACTTCTCTTTTAATTAACATACAGCCAGTAGGTGCATGAGTTACTTCTACTACACCATCTTGTACTTGTATTTTGCTTGGATCTTCTACTTTAACAGGAAAGGTATAACCTGCGTTCATTAGATCATCAGCTGAAGTTATTGCTCTGTGTTTTTCTGTAGTTCTTCTCCAAGCTTTATTCCAATCAAACGTCTTCATAGGATACACACAACTAATTATATCTTTATCTTTTTCTAACATAGTAAAGATAGTCTTTGATTGAAAGTCGATGTCAGAGTCTATAAATAATAAATGTGTATAATGGTCAGGATGGTTCAACATTTCTGCCACACAAAGATTTCTACCTTGCGTAACCAATGATGATTTCATCAAAGTAAAACTAACTAATATTTTTCTTTGCATGCAGTCTTGTTGAAACTTTAACACTGCTTGAGTGTAATGCATAGAAGTATCACTATGACAAGGAGTGCATACCATAATTTTATGTGGTGACGTTGTACCAATGTTTATAGTAGTTACTTCCTTATCGTCCGCCTTAGGTGGCTTAGTAAACCAGATGGGTTCATTGTTTGCGCCTTGCGCTTTAGGACTTTTTTGCATTTACCGCTCCCTCCAAAAATCTTTTCCATGATGTACCAATTTTATTCCAACCATAATATGCTTGTGCATATGCAGCTTGACATTCTAAATGATTATGAATCTGTTCATTGTGTAAACTTTCTGCAGCAGCCTGTATGCCGTATGCAAATTTTTCAGCTAACAATCTTCTATTTTTTTCGTATGGTATATACATAGGAAACTCTGCACCTGTCTCAAACAGAGCACCATAATTAGTTGTAATACAATACAATCCTGCAGCCATACACTCTAATAAAGATATACAAAACGTCTCTTCAAAGATGCTTGGGTATACATACATATTATAGTTATGTAAGTGATCTTTTATAAAACTGTTTGGTTTGTACCCTATGTAATTAACGTTCGGTAGTTCTTCTGCTTGTTTGTAAAGTTCTTTATATGCGTGATCATTAGCATCATAAAAATCTTTACCATAAACTTCTGTAGATGAATAAACATCAAGACTTATTAAAGGATTTTTTACTAACTGCATCGCTCCTAATAATACAGACAGTCCTCTCCAAGGTGTATTCTGGTGAATAATTTTTATAGGTTTTCCTTGTTGATAAGGCGCAGCCCTGCCTATTTTATCGATACCGTTTTTAATAACTACAGATTTGTGTGTAGGTATATCGAAGTAAGTTCTAAATTTTTCATAAGTCCAATGACTGTTAAACACATACCAATCGTATTTATCATGATTAGATTTATCTTGAAACCATGGATATAAATTGCTTTGATCGTAAGAGTTCTTTTGCCAGAGGATATTTACTTTTGTAGGATGTAAAGGAATTTTTTCTGGTACAGAAGTGCATATCTGTACTTCGTTTAATAGTTTATGATCGACGTATTTTGTTAAATACTCGAATTGTAATTCAGTTCCGCCTTTAGGTTTTTGGTTTATTGTCATTATTATTCATCGCTTTCTGTATCATGTCTAGACCTTTCGGAGATACCTGCACAGTTACATCTTGTACTATATCAGGTCCTTCTTTCTTTTCTTTAAACACTTCGTTAGTTTTAGTATTACGCCACGTAGTTATCGTAGTGCAATCTATTTTAATTATGTTATCCGTTTTCATTCTGTCTGTTTATTAAAGCATAACTTATCAGGCCTTGTATTTTACTACTGCCTGTAGCTGCTTGCACAGTTATAGCATCACCTGCTTCTAAATTCAAGCCCTGAGGTGAAGCATTTACTTGCGTCTTAGCTGCTACTTCATCTCTAAAAAATTCATATTCAACGCTGGAATCAGATGAGTCAACAAAATTCATGTTTACTAAAATACCTGATGATGCATCGTTGTTTGCACAATAGATACTTTTAACTATAATTGTGCCATCAGTGGGGCAAGTGAGCACTGTAGTTTTGCTGGTATCAACTTGTTTGAAACCTTGGTTTTTATAAAATATACTCATGTTAAGAAATAGTTAAATGCCTCTTGTTCGTTTTTTAAATCTTGTTGAAAAGAAAAATTAAGTTGCTGTTGCATAGTAGCTAACGCCTCTATAATCTGTCGTTGATTCTCTGCTTCGTACACTGGAGCAGGTTCAGGTATATACGCCGTTACTTTAGCCATTATTTAGGTCCTTTACCCGTACCTGTATTTCTTGCCTCAAACGCTTTACCTGGACCAGTAAATTCTTTTTTACCTATGGCAGATAAATCAGCTGCTGATATACCACCATCTCCACCGACAGATGTAATAGCTTGATTTAATTTTTCTAAATTTTTCTGACTGTAAGGTTTATTTGTTAACATTCTTCCTAATAATTTATTTCTTCTCTCTCTCATAGACTCTAGTGGACCTTTACCAAATAAACTTACTGGATTGTACCCCTGCATAATACCACCTGTACCATAAATATTTGCTAATTGATTTCCATATCCACCACTTATTAATTTATTAAATGCAATTTGACTTGGCCTGTTTCTTAAAAAATCTCCACCTTTTCTAATAGCAGAGCCTATAACTCCACCGCCACCAAAAAAATCTAGCAACTGTTTAAAAAAACCTTCTTGGTCTTTTGCTTTGTAATACTCTTCTTCGCTATCCTCATCCAAATCTTCATTGGCTGCTTCTATAAATTGAAAGTTAGGTCCTCGTGTGTCTTGAGTAAATCCTTGCGCTTTGTCAACCGGAGTTCCAAAAGGAACTGCTGTTCCTGTTGATGTAATGTTAGGGAAGTTGCTAGCAAACCCTGATTGTGTGTTATTAGTATTTAAAGTTGTTCCTTGATTTGAAAGATTAAACTTTTTCATCATATATTCATTATTAACATCAGCTGGATTTGAACCATCAAATTGACTTATACCAACAAAAGGAAAAGAACTTGTATTAGTTTCAACAGGTACGACTTTAAGTTTACCATCAGCACCTATAATTGTTTGTGTACCAGAGCCTAGGTTAGGTTGAATAATATCTGGCTCTGCTGCACTAGCGCCCATACTAAAAATATCTTTTATTTTCTGTAAAAAACCAGAATTGTCTTGTTGTTCTTCGGCTTGCTTAATATATTCTTCGGCTTGTTTTCTAATTGCAGGCACGTCGCTATTCAACATAGTATTTAGCATCTGTTTAGAAAGACCTATATTATAACTAACTTCTGACATTATCTTCTCCCATCCGGTTGTGCATCGAGTCTAAAAGTACCGTATCTCCAAGATTCACCTGTAGATGTATTGGCTATTTGGATAGCTACCAATCGTCCTCTAGCTCGAGTATCTATCTTATCAGTGGTTGCCGTTATTGTAAAGGGTCCAAGTGGTGAGCTGACAGCTGTATTATCTGGGTAATCGTTTAAAAATAATGTGACTGTAGAATTACCACGTAGATATTTAAAGTCAGGTATAAATCTTTTTACAGACATAAAGAACTCTCCATCACCTCTATAGTCAGCTACCCCTGTCATCTGTCCTAGTGGACTTCTTCTAGATGTAATGTCCCAATCTCCAGATTTGATAAACGCATCAATAGACGTAGTTCCAGAGCTATTAACCTGGTCGTCACCTACTTCATGTGCATAATAAATAGAAGCTCCGTATAGATTAGTTAAACCACTGATAGCTGAAAAAACTGGGGTATTAGCTGTATTGTATTCTGTAGCATACGGAACGCTATATACTCCCTGATCTTGATACGTGGATCTTGAAAGAGAAGAGGTTGTAAATACATTTTCTGTGTAATTATATGTTACACATCTGTCAATTTGTTCTGATCCAGACTTAGGGTAAAACCAATTAATTTCTGTAAACAAAGCATTTGGTGATGAATATACTGTATCTGCAGCGCCATAGTTAACACCTAAGTTATCGCCGTCTGTGCTAAATACAAAGTCTTCAACTAAACAATCCAACGATTTAACGGTACCATCAAATACAAAGAATCCTCCCTCAGCTGACATCCACCACACAGCTCCGTTAGCGTAAGACACAGCGTGTTGAGCTATGCATCCACAGTTTGTACCTACCTGTCTTACAGAGAAAGTAAACGGCGGACCTACAAATTGAATTACATATGCTGCTTGATCTGTCAAACAGAAGACATAATCTTTACCTTGTATAGCAGCCATAATCCTGTTTCCTGTATCCAGTCTAAAGGTCCCCGCTGTATTGGTTGCTGTTGGTGCATAAGTATTTAAGTCTTCTTGATTAGAGAAACGGACAAACATCGGATCTTGTGTAGTAGAATCACCAATAGTTGTTTCCGTTCCAAAATGAAATAAGTGTCTATCTCGATCTGATACGAGAGTAATTCTAGTGGCTGTAGGGTTGTTGGTAGTATTAAAGTTAGTTGTGGTTGTGGATGCTCGCACCGCTCTAGGTGAAGCAGCTCCAGCGTCCCAAGTAAATGTTTTGCCATTGAAAACAGTTGCAACTAAAACTTCTCCAAAGTTATCAAGGCTCCAGTTTCCTGGATCCAGAGTCACGTTGCTTACCGTTCTAGCTGTGCCCCAAGTAGAATCACCCCATAGGTATGTGCCCCATCCATATCCTTTAGTTTGAAAAGTTGGACCAACTAATTCGTATGGTTTAACTGTTGCTGATCCTGTGCCGGTCCCTCCAGGTGAAACAGCAGCGATAGGTGTTGTAATATCAAAAGTGTTATTAGTAACATTTCTAATTTCAAAAGCTCCATCAGTGAAAGTAGTTGATGAACTAAATCCGTTTGGAGTAGAAGACATACTATTAAAAACGATATATCGACCAGCGCTAAGACCATGACTGGTTAAATTAACAGTGACAGTCGTAGATCCATCCACAGTGTCGAAAGTAGCTGATCCAGATATCTGAGCTGCTAGTGGAGTAATGTCGTAAAAACCTTCTTCGTAATATAAAAACAGTCCTTGAGACGTTCCTATAGCTACATATTTTTCTCCTTGGAAACTGGTAAAGGCATGTTGAGCACGAGCCACTCCAGGCAATGTTTCTTGAGCTACAGTTAGCTGTTCCCAACCACCTATTTTTTCTGGTAGTCCATATCTAAATCTAACAAAATCGCCGTCTACCCACTGCCCTTCGGCCCCTGAGTCTGTTGCTTGTTTGTTAAATCCGGGTTTAAAGTTAAGCTTCTGTAACATAAGCCTCGTATTATATAGGGTTTTTAATTTTTTGGTAGTATTATATTCCACTCTAGGTCAGAGATCAACTCCTCCAAAAAGACCTTTTTAAGCTTTTTATCTTTTAAATAATCATGAAGCTCTTCAACATCTACTATAATAAACTGATCTTTTATATCAAAAACCATTTTATCTGCCTTTGTTTTCCAGGAGCCAGCTTTAGCGTTATTCTTTAATGGTCGTAAATCAAACTTAAAAGGTTGATTAGACCTACCTTTTATTATTCCTTCTACATCCCACAGTTCTCTTTTTCTTTGTGTAGGAGTTGCTTTTTGAAGTACTTCTATAGTTTGAGTAAAAGTTGTCATTTAAAATAATTAAGATTGATATTAACTCTAGATTTAGCGTTGGTCGTCGTTGTGCTAGCATGTGGAGTAGATGGATCAAAAAATATAATTCTATTTTCCACCGCTTGTATTAATTTGTCATCTTCCATAATCGTACCACCATCACAGTTGTTTAGACAAAACAATGCTCCTTGATGTTTATATGAATAGTCTGTGTGACTAGCGTGAGTAATTAATTTTTCTGTTGCCGTATACAGATTACATTTAATTCTTATAAAAGCAGATGGGTTAATTGCTTTTACTAATGGCTCGATAACTTTAAAATACTCTGATTTATTAAGAGTAACTCCACTAAATAAAACGTGTGTAAAATAACATTTATATGAGTTTTCGTGTTTGTTTATTTCAGGTGAATAGTACCAAGGAAAATCTGAACTATCTGCAATTAATCTTTTTATATTTAAAAAATCTTCTTGAGCTAAATAGTTATCCACCACCTCATACATTATTTCCACCATCTCCCGGTAGTAAAGACAGTGCCACTTATTCTTGTGCCTTTAGTAACAGGTTCTACTTTGTGATTTATAAAAGAAGGAAAACATAAAAGACTGCCTGGTTCATCAAATTCTTTTATGTGTTCAGGTGCACCTCCTTCAAATAAATAAAATTTACCACCTTCATACTTTTCTTCAGATAGATTTAACAACGTTGTTAGTTTGATTGTATAATTTTTATGATATCCCTCACCATCGGAATGCCACTTATACTGTCCTTTGTTTTTATGACTATATGTATTTTGTACTACAAAATCATGTACATTTTCATATATGTCAAATCCAAAACTTTCTCTGTTTATAAAAGAAATTGTAGAAGAAATATTTTTAATTTTAGTTAAATTACCAGGAGGCATCGTAACAGCTGTAGATGTTTTTACCGTATTCGCTTTTAAAGAAAATTTTTTAGAAAAACTTTTAAATGTCTTATTAAGTAGTTTTATTTCTTTTTTATTTAGATAATTTTTTATGTAATAGTAGCTGTGTATCATTTAAAAAAATTAAAGTTAATATTTATTCTTGCTTTTTGATCTGTAGTAGAAGTGCTTGAATGAGGTGTTGAAGAATCAAACAACAACAATCTATTTGCTACAGTATCTATTTTAGTGTCATCTTCTAACAAAGTATAGCCATTACAGGTATTCATATAGAAGATAGCTCCTTGATGCTTGTATTTATAATCCTTATGGGGTTGATGTACTTCTAGTGTAGGAGTGCTAGGATATAAATTACCTTTAATTCTAATTATAGCTTTAGGTTGTATCAGATTTAAAATAGGTTTTAGCATGTCAAATTTAGGAGACATCTTATGTTCTAGATCTTCAAACACATAAAACATATGTGTAAAATATAAAGTTAGATCTTTGTGATAATCATTAATTACAGGAGAATAACTCCATTTAAAATCACTATGAAACATAGTATCTTTTATTTTTTCAAAACTTTCTCTTGGTAGAGCGTTATCTATTATTTTATACATAATTTATATTTATTACTGCCCTTCTTATTTTATCTGTTTGCATCACTCCTCTATGTTTATTTACACAAGGAAAGATAATCATTTTATTTTCTTCAGAGGGTATAAACTTTTCTTTCTTGTCAACCACAACTGTTCCACCATTACATGTATTTAAATATAGTATAGATGTTTTAATATCTGTAGAATCAAAATCAATATGTAAGTCAGATGTGTAGGATTCTTTTTCTCTTGTATTCATATTACACCTTGCATCTAGAACTTTCGTAGCTTTTAATTTATTAAGAATTGGTTTTATCCAATCTTCAAAATGTGGTGATAGTATTTTACCATATCTATAAAACGTATGATTAAACCAATAATGATCTTCGTTTACCATTTTATCTCTCCAATACCACGGAAAGTCTTGAGAAAAAACTCTTTGTTTTATCTTAGTTAATAGTTCTGGTTCTAGAAAATTTTTAATTATTTTTATCATCTTTAATTTTAAAATCTAATATTACACATTCTTTAAAATCGTTTTTGTAATAATTATTGCCATTAAAATAAACAGCTAATCCTTTCTCAGCTTTTATCTCTTGGTCCACAGTAAGTTTTGTAGGATCATACTTGTTAGGCATTTCATAAAAATACTTTTCTTTATAAAAAGTAATAGTCCCAGGTGAATCATCTAAACAGAAAATAAGTGTTTTATAATTTTTTATATGTGCAAAGTTAACATCTGGAGTTTCGTCAACAGGTAAAAACCTTTTTCTAGCTTGAACATTAATAAGTAATTGAGTGTCTATTTTAATTTTATCTTTCATAAAATCCAATAAACGTACTACATCATCGTAGGACCCTGAGTTAATCCCTTTAGGATATTTATAAAAACAATGATAAATTTCTCCAGGAGCTCCTAAGAACCAAGGAAAGTAATCAGAGTTTAATACATTACTAATGTATTCTCTGTGTTGATTAGATGTAAGTTTTTCTATTATTTTAATCATGGTGCTCGTGTCTTCCGCAACTAGGAATCCCTAGATGAGGTCTTTTATCGTATGGTGTTTGTTTGATTGGAACATAATGTAAAAACAACTGTCCACAATACTCTCCTTCAAATTTGTTTCTCCAATGAGGGCATACAATTCCATTATACAACATGGCTTGACCAGGTGTTAAAGCAACAGAATTATTTTTCTTTTGTAAATCGGTTATGTGAATTGGCCAAACATCTCCCCCTAAGTTGAGAGTTAATGACACCGGACATTCTTTTCTATCAGTATGCAAAGGCATACTATTACCTTTTTTATATAATCTAGCGTACGTATAACTTTCTATTAATTTCATATTAGTTAACTTTTGTATTCTTTTTTTGTTTATCTGCAACAAAGTATCCATAGTTGTATCGCCATATAAACAATATGCACCTTTTACAAGATCGTCACCCTCTTTGCCATAGTCTATATTATAAGGAGAAATCAACTTATTTTTATGCAAAGTGTAAAAAACTTTTTCTTTTAGGTGTAAGTATTCATATAAAAAACTACTTAAATCAGGTGTAAGAAAATCAGATATAATTTGATATCCTTTCTTTTTAAAAGACATCTATACCTCTACATTGATTAATTATCTTTTTAGGCAAAATCATTTTTTCTGTTGAAGACTTAGGTTTACCTAAATAAAGTTCGTGTAGTTTACCTGCATATATAGAATCGTCATACTCGATACCATTGGTGCTAAATTGATTAGTGACTTTAAGATCTAATTTTTTATATTTTAATCCAATAAACTTATGTATCTTTTTTATTTCTTCTTCCGTGTTTAATACTAAATCTTTGTAAAAAACTACAATGTGTTCATAATTATTATCTAAAATATTTTTCATAGACATTATTGATTTACCTAAAACTCCGTTAGGAGATAATAATTCGTTAGCATACTCAGGTAGATCTTTCTTTTTTATTTTGTTTATTAAGGCAAACGAGTTTAAACATTCTTCTAAAGGTCTATGTAAAAGTATAAACTTAGGTTTGGTTATCATTGGTTTTAAAAGAATTATATTTCCTTTTGTACCCCATGGTCCTCGACATATTATTTTCTTAGACTTCCATGCAGAGAAATAGTTATCTAGGATATTTGTATAAACATTAAGATAAGATCCTTCGTCGGGGAAGTTTTTGTACAACTCATCGTATTTAAGTTGATATAATTTAAACAATATATCAGGGATAATAGAATTAGCTGTGGCTCCAATATCTTTATTTTTATTTAAGATATAAGATAAATAAGTATTACCTGCTCTTGGTAAACTAGATAAAAAATAATAGTCTTTCATTCTTTTGCCTCCATTAAAATTTTCTTTTCTACATGAGTCATTCTTTCCATCGGAGTTAGATCACCTGATAGTTTTTTAAAAAAGAAAACAATAGATAATCTTTCATCTTTATCAAACCCAGTGACTCCATGTTTTACCTTAGCATCGTACATAATTAAAGTATTATAATTGTTTGATATCTTTACAGTTCTTTTTAAATTTTCATCATAAACAGATGTACCTGTTTCTTCACAATTTTTATTTTTATTTAAATATATAACACCTGCCATTACAGCTTGTTCGTCTGAATGTATCTGAGTTTCATATTTTATATCTTTACTATTTTTATCGAATTTGTGAAATTGCATATCACAAGTGTATCGAATAAGAGGATTAAATTTTCCATAATAAAAAGATAATATTTTTTTAATAGTTAAATTAAAAAAAGGTTTATTTAATTTATGTAAAAACTCAGAGCGATATCCAGGCCAATTTTCTGTAGGTTTAGGTGAATTGTATTTTAATGACTGTGCATACTTTACCACTTCATCAGGGTTGTGAAAAAAATTAGGCACAATAATTGTGGGGTATTCTATTCTCATTTGAATGGCTTTCCAAGAAACCAAATAACTAAAGAGTATCTAGTTCCTTTTATAATAGGTGCAACCTTGTGAAATTCATACGAGGGAAAAACAATAATAGATCCTTTTTCTTTTATTTCTTTTGCTTTCATTTGTTTAGGTTTAAGAGGATTTTTAGAATTATCTATTATAAAATAAAAATCACCACCTTTATATTCTTTGTGATCACTGAGTGCCACTGTTACAGATAGTTTTCTAACTTTGCCATGTTTATGGGGATCATTTGGCATATCATAAGGGTCTTCAAAACCATCCATATGCCAATTGTAAAACTGACCTTTTTTATATATTGTAAATTGAATAGACTCAGCGTCATCAAACTCAAAATTCCAATTAGCATTTTTATTAGCAGTTCTTACAAAAGGAACAATAGCATCGTAAATCCAACGATCGTTTAACCATACAACATTAGAATCTCTATATTGATAGAGATCTTTAATCTGTTTTTTACTTAATTTTTTATTGGCATCGATTTCTTTGGTACCACCTAATTTAATTTGCTGAGATAGTGCATATTTAATGACGTCATCACAAAATTTATGTGGTAACGCTTTTTTAAAAAACCAATATTTCCATCTTTGTACCATCTTTCTTCATCTTTCTTATACTACTTAATTAAATATTAAGCAAGATTCCAGGTAGAACTATTATGATCCCAAACTAAGTTAGTGCCATTTTCAGTTGTACCTAGCCATTGAGTATTGTCTTCGTCCCAATGAGTGCCTATTATTTCATTATTATATTCATGAACATTTGGCTGTGGGATGGGTGCTACCCATTCGTTAGAAACATCTAGTGTCCAACTAGCAAAAGGTTGTTCATCAATAAAAACATTTTTATTAAAATCAAATGTACCTAGTTTTTGAGCAGCTCTTTCTCTAAACTCACCTGTCATTGAAAATTGTTTATAAGTTCCAGGTCCTAATAAGTTTTGACAATAAATTTCTCCTTCTACTGACTCGTTAGTAGAACAAGCCTCATCGTCCACTACAACTGTATTTACTACGTTATTATTTGAATCTAATACTGCAAAATATTTCATTAGTCTAACTGTGCCGTCCCTGATACTGTAAATGTAGCAACCTTATCACCGTTTGGTGCTGTTGATGTTGAATTAGTTCCCGGTGCAACTGTCCACGTATAATCACTTGGAGCTCGAAGAATAACTACTCCGTCTCCTCCGCCTCCACCTTGGCCTGGTGAAGTATCTCCAGAAGATCCTCCGCCTCCACCGCCGAGTCCGTTAGTTCCTGATCCACCAGTGTTTCCTTGTCTAGGGCCTCCACTTCCGCCCCCTCCAGCTCCACCTGGTCCTGGGTTGTGAGAGTGAATATATCCGCCACCTCCGCCGCCTCCGGCATAAGTAACAGGAGATCCTGAAATAGATACGTCATAACCGGCACCACCAGCTTTTCCTGGTTGACCGCCTCCGGTTCCAATAGCTCCACCGCCACCACCATTAAATGATGGGGTACCATCTTTTCCTTCTTCAGGAGTAAAACCACCTTCATTACCTTGACCACCGATACCTCCTCCGGAACCACCTTGACCTCCAGGTTGGCTTCCCCACTGGCCTCCGCCGTGTCCACCACCGTTAGATGTAAATGTAGTAAAGTCTGGTCCAGAAACTGATGAATCACCACCTTGGCCATTACTTCCGCCACCGGTACCCATTGTAATTGTATATGATTCTCCTAATACGAGTAAGAAAGGACTGCCTGAGTCTAAAGATCCGCCACCAAAAGAAGTTCTTAAGCCTCCAGCTCCTCCTCCGCCGCCGTATCCGCCGCCACCTCCGCCGCCGCCAGCGACGACTAAGTAGTCAACTTCAACAGGTGCTGCTGCACCCGACGTTAAACCGAAGCCTCTTGAAGATCCTGCTCCAAAACTTCCTAATATTGGCATTGTCTTTCTCCTCCTATTTTATTACGCAAACTGTGTTTGAGAAGCTAACGCTGTGAACGTAGCTGATCCAGTTTTAATAATTGTGTATGAATAAACATCAATAGAGTTTGCATTTCCACCTGTTGGCGCAGATCCACCTTGCCATTCTGGTGTTACAGACGAACCATCGATTTGAACTGCACTGTTGTAGTAAGGAGTTCCTCCGTTTGGTACTAAGTGAGCAATAGTGATTGATTCACCTGTGTCCATGATTGAGTCTAATGAGTTTGATCCATCACCTCTAATATTTAGTGTCCAGTTTCCAGCTGCGTTTGAAGTGTAGTTTAACACTGCTTGAGTTAATACATCGTAAGTTAATGTACCTGTCGCTGCTGTAGCTGATGTTGTAACTTTTTCTGCAACACTTTGAATTTTACCTTGACCATTGAAAGTCGCTCTACCGATTCCTTTTGGTGTAAGGTTTAAGTCAATGTTAGTGTCGCCACCTGTTACCGACAATGCTGGAGCATTACCTGTAGCTGCGTTAGCTATCGAAAATTCGTT